AGACGTGAAGCTTCCAGATGGTAGACCGTTAATTAACGGGCTAACAGCTTTTACTTGTTTAGTGTTCGCCATAGATCTAGCTAATGCTTTTGTATATCTAGATGAAAGTTGGTCGTACAAGTTATCTTCGATTGCTTCCTCAGTTATTGAAAAGGCAAGAGCAACAGTTTCGTGTTGGTATCTTGCAGTGTAAGTCTCTTGAGCGTTGTCAAAAGCTACACCTGAACCTTCTGGTTTAACTTGAGCTTGAGCAAATCCTGATAACATTACTTCCTCTTCAAACGCTCTGTCTGAACTTTC